CTATTAACCCTGTCCACCATATAAATAAAATTAGCATTACCATTTTTAATTAAAATAATGGTACCTGTGCCAGAGACAATAGCAGACCCTGACACTGTGCTAACAGTGCCTGTTGTGTATATCATGATTTATTTCCTAAATTTATTTTTTTATATGTGAATTATCTTTGCAATATATTTTGTCAAACATATCAGGGCTAACCCAACCGCCTTGCCATAAACCTGCTTTACCGTATCCAAAATACATATTATTATCATTATTATAGCGACTTAATTTAAAACTCTGATATTTTTCAATAGTCTGAATTTTAATTAAACCAACACACTCCACTGTCTGATAATTTATAGGTTTTCTATCAACACAGCCTGAAATAAATACCGCAATAGATAATAAAATTATTTTTTTCATAATACCTTCTTAATATCGCTCACATCTATTATTAAGCAAGTAGATGGAAATCTAGATAAATCACGATTTGCACTGCCTGTGCTCCAAAGAACAGCTTCTTTATATCTTACTTGTAACGTATTTCCCACTCTTTTAATAAAAGTATCCATCCAAGCCCCTTCAAATCCATCTTCCCATATTCCTCCCATTCCGCCACCAAAAACGAAAGCTAAATCTTTTATATTTGGTAATTGATAATCAATATCTTCTTTCCATGATGCAATAAAATATCCTACTATTTTTAGCACCCCCCAATTAGAGTTATAAACAGTCTGTTTTGTACTACTATTTTTTATAACGACTCCATATTTTTCTTTAAAAATATTATTCGGAAAATCACCAAATTCAAATACATCAACACTACCCGAAGAGTCATTATAAGGTTGGGATATCTGGATATTTTTATCACTTCCTTTTATGGCTCCCCCAATAACTTTAACAAAAACATTATTAGGTGATACAGCAAATAACTTTGTAGATAAATGTGGGGTAATCGGTAATTCAGTATAATATCCTTGATTTCCAGATACTATCCCACCTTTCATTACAACAGTCTGCTTTCTAATACAGTTCATAACCGTATTAAAGCTATCTATTTGAATATGACGATCCTTTCCTTTTATAATAATGCCATATTTACCCATCAATATACTCCATAATATAACCTAATGATGTCATCATATATATCGATTAAGCCATTTCTATAAACATTATCGAGTTCAAGAATAATTACCCCGTTATTAATATTTAAAATAACATCTCCAGCTAACCCCCTCATAAAAGAAGTTCCAAACCAAGCAAATACTTCTCCATATTTATTTAGATCAGAATGGTCATAACTAAAAGTTTTTTTAGTCATAAGTGGTATTGGAGTAATATCATGCCAACCAACAATTCGTCCAACCCTATCGGATGTATTTAATAAATTAATTCCATATTTTTTAGATTTGATTACCATGCCATAATTATCGCTCATTTGTAATATCACCAATAATAACAACATTATACCCAGTTTCGTCTTTTACATATAAATTTTGATTGGTTAATGTTGTCCCTCCATTACCACTCGTAAAGCGAAAAACATTGTTTTTAGCATCCAATAAAAAGCCATTCCCTTTATCAAATCCTGATGATTTAAAATAATCGAGTACCACTAATTTTTGTATCCACGCTTTATCCATTAAGGCTTCATGAATAACCACCTGTCCATTCTTCACGATAAACGGTGTCACCACTTTGCCGTTTAATGACGATATCACCGCAAAGTTTTGGGCATTGACCAGAAATTGGCTATTTCCTTGTGCATTAAACCCTAAGCCAATGCCCGTAATGACTTTATTCCCTTTGCTATCTTGCTGAACTTTCATTGTCCATGATGCGGAAATTTTGCCATTTATGTCGGTGACCACTTTCGAGGTTTGCTCTATTTTGGCTGAACTTGTACCCACTTGGCTTTCAAGGCGAGTGACTTGCTGGGCGGTAGAGGTCACTTTACCTGAGACCTCAGTCACCTTAGTTTCAAGTTGGTTTACCGCATTCGCCGTTGCATTGGCTTTCTGTTCGCTGGACTTAGGTACTTCATTCGCCACAAATCCTTTTGGTGCCACCGATTGTTTGTTATTGGTATAAGTGCGGGTGATAATTTGATGGTTAACACTTTTATGCTTAGTGAGCTGATATTTAGCACCTCCTCGCAAATAGATATATTCCACAGAACCATTCGTTAATTGAGCTGGCCCCATCACAGGGGATTGATTTGTCCATCGCCAATCAAAATTATCAATGATGCGGTTTTCAGACTGGGTTCCCCATCCAGAACCACTCACTTGCCATTCCACAATCATGGCAAAACCTTTGGTATTGTGAGTCGCATAGCTCGGTTTATTGTCTCTATATTGCCCTAATGTCCTAAAAACCTTAAAGGCATAACGTCGAGAAGTTACTAATGGCAAAATAATCGGATAATAGGTGTTTTCATTGAGTTTAGATAAATCTAAATCCACCACCACAGACTCCGTTAAATCGGCTTTCACTGTATCTAATTTGCTGGATAACGTTTGTACCTGAGAGGTTGCAGACGTCACTTTGCCATCAATATTAGATACTCGCGTATTTAACGCATTCACCACACTGCTATCAGCTTTCCCCTTAAGATTTGAATTGAGCGTTGAAATCTCTTGCGTTTGTGCTTGCTGTTTCGAGGTGAGGGTTTCTAATGATTTATTAATCGCGGAAACATTCCCATTCATCCGTGTTTCCAGTGATTGTCGGGCTTTCGCTTCTGCTTGGTCGCCTGTAACACGTGCTTGTTTCTCTGCGGAAATGAGTCCTGCGGTGACTTTCGATAAATCATTACCGGTATAATCACCACGAAGTTGAGTGGCTAAGAATTGGCGTTGTTGTGCTTCGGTTTTATCAGTCTCAATACGTGCTTGTTGCTCTTGTTTAATTGCGGCTGCCTGTGCTTCTGTTGCCGTTGAAACTTGATTTATCCGCTCAGCCAGTAATTTTCCTGCCTCCTCCCATTTTTTTTCACTTTCTTCAATCGTTGCTCCATGCCTCATCAACTCAGATAAAATCTTGTCATGATTTATCCTCATCAACTCATGTAATTCAGTAATATCGATTTGGTTAGCTTTACTGTTAATTTCACCCAATAAGTCTTGTGCGAGTTGGTCTCGGCTGATTTGCCCCGCTAATTCATCAAGAATAATACTAGCATCAAACTCAGATTCTCCCAGAATAAACTCAGTCCATTCGGAATGATTACCTATTTTATCTACCAGTCTTGCTCTAAAATAAAACGTTAAACCTGCTGATAACCCTGCCATTTCATAGGTTTTTGAGGGATAAGGAACATCAGATAACAGCATCAGACCTTCACCATTATTGGTTTTGCTGTACTGAATTTCCGTTTTTAACGTATCACTGGTGTTTTCACCAAATTCCCAGCCTAACTTAATGCCAAATACGAGCGGTGAAGCTCTAAAGTTTACAGGTTTAGGCGGGCTCCCTACTTTTCCTGTCAGTGTTGTTTCTGGCGCATTAGTCCATACACTGGATATTTCAGACGCATTTATCGCACGAACTCTCACCTGATAACGACCAGCATAAATGCCATCAACTTCAAACCCACATGTCGATGTTCTTGGCATTGATACCCAGTTATTATTATCTCTCCGCCATTGAGCCTCATAGGTAATGGCATTATCAACTGCATCCCAATCAACACGCAGAGTAATAAATGAAATACCTTGATTAACCTGAGAATAGGATGATATACGAATGTTTTTAGGTGGTGCTTGCACACTCGGTGGAACAATGGTGATTGGACGCTCACCTATTCTTGCGCCAGAGTCAATGTGATCGTAATTGCTTGGGTTATGGATTGCGCCAGTAATAGTGTATGTATTATCGCCATTATCAGTAATATTAACGACCCGATAAAGTTGTAATGTTAAATCATCAGCATCAACTGTCCAAACTGCGTTTTTCTCTGGTTCCTGTGAGTACTCCGTTGAAATTGTAATGATATTATCAGCAACCAGTGATACGGTTCTTCCCTCTGAGCGCCCGTTTGGCAGATTAACAATCAACCTATCACCAGCTTTAATATTGGCTCTGCGATCAAGTGTTATTTTTCTGCCTTCTACACGCGATATACGTCCACCATTATCTCTTCCAGCCAATGTAGAATCGGCAACAGCAATGATATGACCAGGAGAAGGTATTGCCCCCTCTAATCCTGTCGCAAAACTAATAACTCTGTCGTTAGCATTGGTGAGTAACGCCCAGCGACCTCTACGGTTAGCCTCCGTCTGTCGAGTGCAACCTATCGCTGATATTTCAGTTTTGCGTACTCCGTAACGACGCTGTAGTTTAATATCGGCCACAGCCTCAATCGCATCATTACTGTGGTTATTGGTGTCTGTGTAGGAAACTAATGCTTGTGTATATCGATTTTGCTGACTACCTCCTGAATAGGTAGGCTTACCTCCAACAATATTGGCATTAGTAAACGTTCTAAAAATACTATCTGGCATATCAGCGACAACATTAACCTTGTTATCAGCCCAAAATGTCATACCACGAAAAATAGCCGCTATATCTCTCAGTACTTGGTATGCCGATTCTTGCGATTGAATATAAACATCACACAGGAATCGAGGCTCCTTACCATCACCACCATGCCCATCGGGTACCAATTCATCACAATATTGCGCAATCTTATACAGGTCCCACTTTTCAACCTGAGAAGACTGGATCCGGTCACCACAGCCGTAGCGATTATTGAGTACTAAATCATAAAATACCCATGCCGGGTTATTGGTTGCTGCAAGTTTAAAGGTGCCATCCCATACGCCTGAATAGGCCCGATTAATCGGGTCATAATTCGTGGGCACTTTGATAAGCAAGCCACCTTTTGGGCGAACGCTAATTTTAGGGATGCGATTATTAAATTGACGCGCATTGAAAGTAATAAACAATAGGGCCGTATTTGGATAACGCAATTTAGCATCGATAACATCAGTAACAGCAGAGATAGTAACCTTATCAACAATTCTGGCTGTATTCTGATTCTTAGTTAATCGTCGGACACGGATCTGCCAACCTGTATTTGCCTTGGGTAAGTCAATGCGGTGTGTTCGCTGGTATTCGCTGGTCGTTTTACCATCAAAAGCAGACTTTAATACTTCATTATATCCAGCACCATCTGTAGATAAGTCAATAGCATATTCAATTCTATAGCCTGTAGTATCCCCGTTATCGTGTTGTTGAAACAATTGAGGAACAGATAGTCTAATGCGCACAGCAGATAGCTGAGTGTTATTAATGCTCCGCACATAGGGCTGATCGTCTTTTAATTCCAACCCTACCGATGTTTCGCTATCTACTGATGGGATACCCTGAATGTATTCTTGGTGTTCACTACCCGGTCTAAATTCCCAAGTGACACCCTCAAAATTCTTAGTACCGTCCGCATTGCCAATCGGTGTATCATCAAGAAAAATACGAGTATCGTCTAAGCCACCAGCAATTTCACCTTCTGAGATAGCCAATAAAATCTTAGCTGTTGATTCAGAAAGTAAGCTATCTGGTGATTCCGTGGGCGTATGTCCGCCACCGCCACCACCTTTTGCACCATGAATTAATTCCATATTTCACCCATAAAAAAAGCCACATAGTGGCTATTCTGAAATTCGTTTATGTTATTGCTGATCTTCTGTATAAATACCTGCGGAAATGATTGCCCCACCTACCTCTCGCCTGTCCAGTCCATAAAGTAAAGGAACTGGATTTCCTTGCGCAGTAGAGTTTACAGCTCCGCCAAAGGCATAAGATGGTTTGTTATCTGAATCTTGCCTCATTGATAGACCTCGCGGTTGGGGTGAAAGCATCTGGTAAACACCACCAAGCGCCACACCAAGACCTATGGCCCCAATCAAGTCACTTGCAAATAAGGCAGTACCCCAAGGAGCAAATGTCGCGACACCGATCATGGCAATGCCCAACATAGTTTGAAAGAATCCTCCTCGTTTACTTCCTTTAATGATTGGTGCTATGCGGATCTCTTCTTTGGTATCAAGATGTAATTCATCTTCAGCAATGTTGCGCTTACCTTTAAATACAGCAAACTCCAGCCCTTTCAGATGTGCATTAGCAAGAAACAGCTCAAACCCATCATAAAGCACAGAGAGTGCCTTAATTGCTTCGCGAGGTGAATCTATATCTAATTTGTGTTCACGCCCAAATTTTGCGCCAAGAACACCATATAGACGTATTGTTTTTAGGCTCATACAAACTCTTTCCTCCGAACAATTTTTACAGTCCTATCTCGCCAATAATCGCTGTAGGGGACCAACCTGCTGAGTTGACCATAAAGATGATGAAGTAACATGCCATTCATAATCACACCAGCGTGATTAGGTACATCGGCTTGCACTTGCATGATAATCATGTCACCTTCTTTTGGTTCACCAGCGATATCAACAAAACCCGCTTTCTCGTAGTTATCCGTATACAGGTTTTCGCCTTCTTCCCACCAATGCCGATCAACGCTGTAGTTATGTAACTCAATACCGTGTTTTTGGTGATAATAGTCCATAATTAACGACCAGCAATCAGCATAACCCAGCACAAAAGGACGTCCTTCTAATTCACGCTCACCTCGAGGGTAAATAATTCGAATATCACCCTCTGGACATGATGCGATCACCCAAGGCAATCCAGTTGCATCACACTGTAATTTATCTATTTCGCTAGGTTGAGTCGTTACACCATCACCACAATGGCTGTGCACAATTGCTATTGGCTCACCCCAGTCCTCAGCAAGAGCGTAATCTTCTGGAGAAAGCTCAAAATGCTCTGTTGGGTTATCTGAAAGATTGCTACAAGGAAAGTATTTTTTAACTCGACTTTTCTGACAGATAACTCCGCAAGCTTCTTTGGGATATTCGGCTTTTACATGTTCAAATATCGATTCTCTTAATTTTTTTGTGATCATCTCGTTAACCCCGCAGCGGGAAACCCTCCAAAATCTAATGGCTCATTCTCACCAAAGCGTTTTTTGCAATCACTAATAAGCCCACCACAACTATCTAGCGCTGGATCATCAACAGGGTTTCCTCTCTCATCAAAATATTTATTCCCTGAATATGAGCACCCATTACCACTACGATAATCGCCTTTCATGCACCAGTAACAAAGATTATGAATTTGTCGAACGGGTATCATTACTCCCTGCAAATCAAACGGGCTAGACAGCTCGAACTCTACGGATTCGCCAGCCACCTCATTAGTTTTACGATCGATGTAATAAACTTGTTTAAAGCATTCGTCTGGATTAGCTGTTGAATTTCCCTCAGGAAAGTTTTTAGCATCAAGATAGTGAGCAAATGTCTCATAAATAGTCACTTTGGCTTGCACCATGTCGTCAAACTGAAGACATAGAGATGAAATTAAGCCATCTATATTGGCAACCTTTAGAGATGGTCTCGCTGGACTACCATCACTATTTTTTGCCATTCCTTCAACTTCATAAGGCCATGCCCCGTATTCATTGCCTTGCCACCAAATTGGTTTTGGCTTGATATCACCATTAGATTGCTCTATCTCTTCTGGTGTATGAGGTAGATTGTAAGCATGGAAGCGAAGAATGGGCCCATCAAACTCACTGCCATCCACCTCAATTAATTGAACCTTATTACCCGGCTCTAATTTTTGTACATCTGCTGTGATATTCATGCGCTAAATGCCTGTTCAAACGTAGCTGACAATTTCATTACTCCACCAGATATGGGGATCATCGATATTGAATCAGCTTTAACTCGATAAAGACCTTTTTCACCAAATGGAGGTGTCCAAATAAATGATTTTACTGTGTGTTGCCGAATGAATTTAAAAATAGGCATCACCTCATCTTTCAATCCCATATAAGAGAATGGCCACGTTTGAGATTCTGGATTAATACCATCACCAGCAACTTGTTTGTAACCATCTCCAAATTCAACTTCTTTAATACGATGCTTGAACTCACCGCTTGGCGAATCTTGTATTTGTGTTCGCCATTTAAACTCTTCCATTGGTTACTCCAATAAAAAAGGCGACACAAAGCCGCCTGATCAAATATCAGGATATTAATAAATATCCATTAGGTTATTTTATATATTCAGCCCAGAGAAACTTGCCGAAGGAATGGCTGATTTACTTCGGTGGAGAATTGAATATGTTAGTTAGTGAAATGGCAAAAGACATAGAGACCCTTCAAACACGTACTCTTGCTTTAGAGTATATAATTCAAGTAATGATTAGGAATATGTCTGATATTGAAAAAGAAAAACTTATTAGTGAATTAAATAAAGTATCGCATGATAGTCCTGTAACTATCGAGGCGTTTGGTATCATTCAGTCACATTTACATAATTAGTACCATATTATAAAGGCGGTTACTGTGCCGCCTTTATGCGATCTATCATGGTTCTTGCATATTTTTCCGCTCTCCCCATAAATGAAGCAAATGTTTCATTTGGGTTATAATCCTCTGTGTACTTAAATTGTAACTTTGGTTCTTCATCTGGGGTATTATTTCCCACTATCTCCGTTACTGTAATTTCTGACGTTAATATAGGTTTTTCACTTATTTTTATAGCCCCAATGCCATATCTTTTCACATCCCCTGTAATTTCCACTCCTGAAAATTTGTTTGATAACAATGGGAACTCTACTTTGATTTTCATAACTACCTCTCATTAAAAAGCCACAGAATTTGGTGGCTGTTATTGGTTTAATTCTTTAATTGTTTTTCTTGCATATTCTTCGGATTCTTTAAAATATTCCGAAAGAGGCTTATTAGCATCAAAGCTAGTTTGATAAACCAGATATGCTTTTGGTGGTTCAAAATCAGCTTCATTTCCCATGTATACATCTACTGGAATGCTAATTTCTTTATCTTCTGGACGAATACAAATATTTCCTAATTTTAATTTCATAAATACCTCTCTTATTAAATGATTATCTATTTCCTGATACTGCTTTAATGATCTTGTACAAATCACCACCTTCTCGCCCTTCACTAATAAAAAGGCTTTTAACTTTATTCTTTAACGATTGCTCAGCAGCTCTCACATCTATATTTGGCATTGCACTTTGTTGCTGTTCGGTTTCAATCTTGACGCCGCTCATATCAATTGTCACATTCACCCCACCACCAGCAATTTGAGGATTGCGAGCGATAAATGCTGTTGGCTGTGTAACCGACATGGGCGCAGAACCACCGACATGACCACCTGAAGCATAACCTCTCTTTCCTGCATCCATTAGTCGATAGAGATTATCTACACCTAATCGTTGCGTTGCTTCCTTGGTAAAGACGAACTCGCCTTTATGTACTACACCCGCTGGATCATGTTTTCCACCATCGCCTGTATAACCACCACTTGCAAACCCAAAGAAATTACCTACCGCATTACCACCAAATGCCGCTTTCATAGCATTTAGCATAGCCATCTGCATTAACATCTTGGTGGTCATTTCTAAGAATGAGCGAGTGAAGTCAGCAAAATTAGCTTTTCCCGTCAATACAAAATCAGAGAGGCTGTTACTCATGCCTTGGAATGCTGATTGACTAATTTGAGCTACGTTACCGTAAACGTTTGTTGCCTGATCTTGGAATTCAGCAAAGCCTTTCTTGACGCCTAACTCCCAGTTAGCACGAATAGAGTCTTCCTTAGCATAATACTCCTCTAAGGCTTTTCTCTCGTCTGGTGATTTAGCTTTCTCTAGTGCGATGTCTCGTTGATACATGCGGCCAGACTTACCAGCTCCCAACTCTAAGGCGCGACTTCTGGCATTAATTTCTTCAACGCGTTTAAGTTGCTTATCTAACTCACGATTATGTAACTCCTGAAGCTTAACCTCATCACCAGCTATGGCCAATGCTTCTTGAGAAGCAAGAATGTAGTCCTTTTTAGCAAGCAACGCCTTTTCGTCCTTGGTTAACTGTCTTGTTTTCTGAGCCTCCTCAAGGATTGATATTTTCGCTTCCATATCCCAAAGTTTTTTACGCTCAGAGCTAATCACATCACTGACTGTTTTATGCTCTTTTAGCACCTTTAATTGTGCTTGTAGGGATAATAGGGCTTGATTTGCTGATTCATCTACTCTAGTACCATAATCTGGTCGGTAGGTTGGGGTTTTACCTTTACCTTTGGCTTTTTCTTTCTCGTAACGCTCTTTCTCTCGGCGGATGGCTTCATCTTTTGCAGCTTGAGATGCATCCGCATTATTTATTATCTCCTTGAGTAGTCTTTGGTGCTTTTCCTCTGCGGTTTCGTATTGTCGCTTTAATTCTTGATCGGCTCTAAACTGCGCTTTTTTACGCTCTTCCTCATCTCTTGCGGCTTTTTCTCTTGCGTTTTTAATGTCACGTTGAAATTTTTCTTCTTTTAGTAGAGCGAGTTTACTTTTAACTTCATCTGGCATTAATCCAGTCTTGTTATAATACAGCCCCTTGGAGGCAGGGTTTATTTGAAACTCAATCAGAGCTTCTTCATACTCTTTGATTTGCTGCTCTAGAGTATTCTCTCTGCCGATGTCTAGCATTGCATCCCATGCGCTACTAGCCATGTTTTTAACCCCTTCCCACGCTCTCTCAAGGTGGCCTAGATTTTCCTTTATCTGTTTGGTTCGCTCATCCATAGCATTGGCATATGATTCCATAGCCATTTTAGCCGCTTCTTGCTCTTTTCCTTGCGTCTGAAGTGTGGTTATTTGTTCTAATTGGGTAGCAGTTAAAAAATGTAATGACTTATCTAATTCAGTGACCGCTTTAACTGGATCTTCTTGCAATCTCTGAAATTGCTTTATTGTCTCATCAACCGATTGACCAACGGTCTTTTCCATAGCAGCAGCAGTTTTAGATACCATATCAACATCTCGACCCGAGAAAGAACCAGATCCAACTACTTTTGAGATAGTATCAGCCATTCCATACTGAGCGATCCCATTCCCCGACAAGCTTCTAGCCAAAGCATCTAGCTGTGCCGCTGTTCTTCCCGCATAACCACCAGTAAGAATTAGCTGCTTATTATACTCGCCAAATTCTTGCGACCCTTTATACGCGGCTAACGCCACAGCTGCCGCAGCACCAGCAAAACCAAACATAGCAACTCTTGCAGGGGTAATAAGTGATGCTAACGCTTTTAGTGAGTTACCGACACCACCAAATGAGTCCTTTATTTGCCCCCCTTGTTGTATCATCACCATCCAGACTGGCATTCCTGATGCTAATGACGTAACAATATCTGTCATTTGCATGGGAAGTTGACGCATTGCTTGTTTATATTGACCAATGGTAATTGAGCCATTCATAAAGGCTTTTTCTTGCTCTTTTAGCTTATTGATCATCGGCGCAGCTTGTTGCGACACACCAAGTTGAGCAGCTTTTAGCTCTAAAATCTCTGTCCTCGTTTTGCCTATAATTTCAGTTTGATTTTTCAGTGAATTTAAAAAATCATCAGCAGCTTGCTTGGCTCTATTTGTTGCCGCCTCTTGAGCTAATAGCGCCCGCCCTTCAGCCGTAAGAGACATATTAACTCGTGTTAATTTATCTCTAGTCTGCTCAAGTATGGCGTTATAGTCTGCAAACTGATCCTTTGGTAATATCCCTTTTTTATTTGCCTCTATTAATTTTTGAGTGGCTTTATCAAGCGCATCAAATGCTTTATTGGTTGGATTTATTGAATTTAATAAGTCATCAAGTTCTTTCTTTTGCCTCTTTATCGCGTCGGCTGCTCTCTTTTGATGATCAACCCCTCTATTAAACTGGTCATTTAAATTTCGCGAAGAACCGCTTACCTTCTCTGCTGTATCGCCGAACTCCTTTAACTTTTGTGTGCCACGCTCCAGATCTGACGTATCAGCCTTTAATGATATTGTTGCTATATCTGCCATTTAATTTCCTCCAAATATAAAAAAACCACCCGAAGGTGGTTATTGATAATGTTATTAATTTATTTAACTAAGGGTTCACGCCATATCGAGAGCGAAAATCAGATTCCATCTTTTCACATGAGCTAGCAATAAATCGTTTTTGTTCGTCAGAAAGAGATTTTTTATCATACTCCTTCCAACAATAACTTATTGCATTTCGGTCTTTTGATTTTTCTTTGCTTTCTGGTGAAGATGACATAATTGCGCCATAAATCAAAAATCCTGCTATTAAAATAACAATAATTAATAATAGTTGTCTCATCCCGTCCTCTCGGTTCTTTATTTAGTTTTTTTAATGTTAGCTGAGTATAGATGCAAATTAAAGCAAACAAAAAAGCCCCATTGAGAGGCTTCACTCTATTTAACTTACTGGAAATAAAACTCAAAAGAACGAACGCTATTTCATTACCTATCAAAAACCCTTCCGTTGGTTGATTTTAAGTATGCATATTCGCTGTACGGGAATCTAATAATGATATCGTCTTTATCAATTGCGTTTCCTAACATTCTCATTCTGCACAACAGGCTTACTCCACCAGTTTTCTGTATACATAAGCTATCTGGACTCTCAAAAAACTTCATATCACCCTTTTTCCAGATAACAACGGTTACACCATCTGGTATCGCACCTATTGGCTGTACTGTAAATATGGTTAATTTATTATAAGCAAAAATAGATAAGGTAATAGCTAGAATGGCAAGTATTACTAGTAACTTTTTCATTACAAACTTTCTTCCTTTTTATTATAACTTCCAGTTACAAGCGGATGATATTTCTTTTGCTATCGTATCTATATTTTCCAGATCAAATTCAGCTATCACTTGAGTTTTGCCATACGGGCTATATCCAGAAATTAAACTCTTTTTACCCACTAAACTTTTAATTAATGATACAGGTTTAGGTACAAATAATGATGTGCCACCTTCTCCAATCCCCCATGACTGAGTTAAAGGTTTTTCTTTATCTATTCGCAGAGTCACCTTGGAATTATAACCGCTACCAATATAGTCCCTCATTGATAAATAAGCCTCAGTCTTATCATTTTGGCAACGTAACACAAGTGATACATCTTTATCTTTTGCAGAAAGAATTGCGTAATAATCTATTTTGTCTGTTAATTTATTTTCTTCCTTACTGACCAACCAATCACCAACCTTTTGATAGTCAGCAGCAAAAACAGAACTAGAAAGTGATAATACAGAAATAAGTAAGATTTTTTTCATTATAAATATTCCTTGCGAGTAATAAACTAATCTTATGTTATGTATTATCTTTACGTTACTAAAGGTAAATTTACTTTTTATATCTAGTTCCGTGATCCGTATCCCTAGTTGTCACTAGTAGTATCAATATCATCCTAAAAAAACAAAGCAAAAAGCCTCAATTAAGAGGCGCAATATGTGATCTCGAACAAGCCGTCCTTGGCTTGGGTGATTAGAACAATTTAGCTAAATCCACATCATAAGCGGACTTCCATGCGCCTGATGGGTATGAGTTAGCTGTTCCGTATCTATCATCATGAACAGTAGATATTTCTACATCATTCTCTTTGCACCACTTCTTCAATGGTTGCCATTTGAATTTTTTGTTTAGTTTCTTCTCTACTGCTAATACTGTTGCGTGTTTTTTGCTTTCACCTAGCTTTTCAGCAAGACGATTCTTTTCACGAACAGCTTTAGATGCCGTAGCCATTGAAGTTGCTTCACGTTTTTTACCAATCCACGCTTTAGTTTCTATTGCATGGTCACGCTCGGCTGCGATCACTGCTTTCTCTTTTTCTGCTTTTAATAAGTTTTCCAGTGCTTCAATGTAATTACCAGGAAGGTTATTATTTTTTCGTGTTCCAAAATAGGTATCTTCGAGTAACTCAAAGAAATCCCATGCTTGATCAGTTTCCAGCATTTTAGCGTGGCGAGATGCTCCGCGTTCTGTCCAGAGATAAAGCAATCTAGCTTTGTTCGATATTTGCACTCCACTAAATGATGACCGCAAAATAGATAATTCATCACCTTCAATCTTGAAGTAATGTTTACCTTCTTCGAATCTAGATTGATTTCGATTGAAATTATTTTGTATGCTTTTAATCTCCGCGCCATAACCAATAGCCAGTGATTCAGTGGTAATCACCTTCTGGTTACGATAATAGACTTCTGGAACCGTAAAACGGTTTTGCGTGACAACTGAGTTATTGTTTGCTACTGTAATTTGACTCATAAAACATTCCTTTTAGGTTTTGTTTGGGATTAGCCAACAGTTCGCTCCTGTTGGCTTTTCTGTTTTTAGTGCCTATCAATGTGTTAACCTCTTAAGTTGTTTTGTCTTAGCTATTCCTTTCATGTGTTGTGAATACATTAAAAACATACTCATTGTTGAATTGAGATGTTTTGCCATTTTCGGATCGAAGTTTTCCATATCCTTTCTAGCCTCATCCCATGTTGTACAAATCAGACTTAATCTTGCTAATAATCCGTTTGCACTTACTGAGTTATCTTTTTCGACTGGTAAGTCTTTCTTGTCAGCTACTTCTCTATCCAGAATATCCAGCACCCATTTACGAAACTCTTTAGCCACTGGAGTCGATGCAAACATTGCGATCAGGTGAGCGCCACGAAGTGAGTAAACTCTAACCACTTTATTACGTAAGCTATTGTTTATTCCGTTGAACGTCATATTGACGGTCATTGTCATAGAGTCAGTAAACTCATCTGAATTACGTGAGTACAATTTACTTACACTATCAGTACGGCTATAACCTAATACCTGTGCAATTTCAGTTGATGTCAACCACACTTGCCCATTTTCAACGATAGGGTTGAATGCGAAGTTCTGGAAAGTTAAATCTGTTTTAGCTACAATGTTCATGTTAGTTACCTCGAAGTTTCTGACAACACTGAAGCCCTGACTATCCCAAGTAGTCGGGGCTTTACTTTTATTATTACTCACCTATTTTCTCCTCTCTTAGACTTTTTGCTAATCTCATAATGATTGCAGAATTGAGAGATAAAAAATCCATTTTTGCCTTTTTCTCTAGCTCCTGACGCATTATTTCAGGAAGGTTTAAAGTAAATCTACTGCTTCTTGTTTGCTCATATAATTCATTACTCATTTCAAAATCCCTATAATCAAATTTAATGTTAGAACCAATTTGGTACTAGAGCCAATTTAGCACCATTTATTTATATGTCAAGTTGGTGCTATCCTTAATCATAAATTTTATGAGGTGAGTCATGACTAAAAAATTCCCTAGCCAAGAAATGGATAGATTTAATGTTAGATTACCAGCAGGCATGCGAGACGCGATAGCTGAACGCGCAGATAAACACGGAAGATCTATGAACTCGGAAATAGTTCAGATATTACATGACAAACTAACTGGCCCAGAATCACTACAAATTGATATAGAATTTCATGAGTTATTTCGACAAATAACTGACAATGAAGCCGCTGATTACTTTGATGGTTTTGATTTGGATGACTTTAAAGAAAAAGACAAAAAAATAGATATTCTTATTGATGCCCTCATCCATAGAATAAAGAATGATAATGAAAAAATAAGAGAGTTACTTATGATGAAACGCGGTCTAACTTTAAAAAAATAACCAAAGCCCAAATTAGGGCTAGACCCCCACTGAGCGTTAGCTTATCTGGTGTGTAAATTGAAGCAAAGGGGCTACTATCTGATATATAGGCTGTTTTAGTGCCAGCCATGTATAATTGGCCCCTAATTAATAACAGGTGGTATTCAAATGTCGGCAATGACTCCTTTTTATGCATTTATAATTGCGGCTGTGGTAGCTTTGGTTACTCATTACTTAACTTCATCGCGATTTAAAAATGAGCTAAAAGTTAAGAAAAAAGAAAAAAATATTAATGATGCCAAAGACATGATTAATTTGTACGAAAAGGAGTTATTAGAAAGAATACATCTAACAAGATCCTATCTTATTGATTTAAAACTAAAAAAAGATAAAAACACAGAGATTGATGATGAATTCAGAAAAATATACAAAAAAATGATTAGAGATTGGAATATTACTATAGATTATAAATATAATGTTATATATAGATCTGGCATGCTTAATAAAACCAAAGAATTCGACAAAATTCAGGAACAGCTAAAAGGGTTTCATGACTTCATAAGGACCTATGTAGATAATATTGACCAATTAAACGTCGATACGGTGGATAATAAATTACAGGAATTAAAGAAGTTTCATACTAACTCTTATTCATTTATAACAAAAATCCATAAAAAAGCAGATGAAGAATGGAATAATATCTTTAATGAAGATAGAATTTTAAATAGATGGTTATTTGTTTCTTTAGATTATACATTTAAAACAATATCAATTTATTTATTTTTCTGCATATTTTCATTTATTTACTCATTTCTATTCACATGAGCAATGTAGAGTTTCCTTATATAATTCATACGAATATTTACTTTGTAAGCCCAATCTAAAGATATTATTCCAGGATATGGTCTCTTTAATAAAGAGGCCATAAAAAAAGCATCATTTAGAGATATGTTATTTATATCTACACCATTAAAAAACTCTAACGACAATTTATTAACACCATATATATCAACACCAAAATATGCACATGCCAAATAAGCATTAATAATCTCTTTTTTTTCAAACTTACGATCAATTATCAAAGACAATATACATTCTCTAATTTTTCTTCTTATAGTTAATTCCCTTCTACCCGTTATGGTTCTAACTAATTGCATATTAATAGTACTAGCACCACCATATGATTTTATAAACGCTCTAAGCAAAGAGCGAAAACAAACCCCTTTATGGTGAAAAAAAGTGCGATCCTCAACAAGTAAAACACTAAAAATAATTTTTTTGTTGTTTACTTTTATATTATTTTTCAGTATATAATTAGATATATTATTAATATCTTTCATGAAATTTGAAATCGAGTTAAATAATATCAATTCAATTCACCTTTTGATTTCGATCTAAAATAAGTCCTTTTACTAATTCCTAAAATTAGCCAAGGTTCACCTAATATCTTTAGCCTCACACCTTTACTAGCCATCCCACCTTTTCGCCCTCTCGTTCTTTAAATTTCAAGTGAATAACTTTTAAATACAGATGTCTAAAATGAAGTCTCAGTAAATTTAGAATGAGTCCATTTAGCAATACCTGTCGCTCTTCCCAAAATTTATTTTTCGTCAAATGACATTATAAATTAAAAGCTATACGCTTTAGCATGTTCAAAACATGCTTGAAGCTACTGCTTGTAGATGGCCATCACCAGACAAATTACTCTGTAACATTATCAATCGCATTGATCTTCATGATATGCAGTTCCTGCATGGAACATTTCATCCGATAAAGCTGTTGTTAAACAATTTGTTAGCAAAAAATTCGTTTTCATGCTTTTTCAAATTGCTAAATATACCTTGAATATATTAGAGTTGTTAAGCTAACTTAACAACCACAGGTAACTAATTGAAATCCGTCATGTGCGCATTATGACACCCATCATCAGTCGACACATTGAAATCTATCACCTACTCACCAGCCGGCGCTTACCGCTTATTAGCATTTTATTTGTCAGTCATGCATTAACGTCATACTATAATGGCTCACTTCAATGAGGACATTGTAATGCCATCCAAAAAATACCTACTTGTATATGAAGCATTCGACAATACAAATGTATTCTTATTAAAAGGAAACGCTGCTATAAAAATAGAATCCGGAAAAGGTATTGAGGAAATATTGAATACCTTTACTGAAGTTGCCTGCTCTGAAGCTAGAAAAATTGATAAATATGCTAGACGAGTGGCGATAGTAAGCGTAATAGAACTTTAAATAGGTTTATTGCTTTACAAAAGCGCGACTATGGTCTCTTATGCATCACCTCTAACGCCTTAGCCTCCATAATGCGGATATCGCTAAAAATGGTCGCTCTATCTTTGATGTTGAGTAAGTCCATTATTTGGTTTAATGGGTTGTAATCCAAGCCTGTGATACCATTCATACCTACACGCCACTGTGTATTCATAGCTGAAAATACTTGATACGAATCCCAAACATCAGGCCACACCTCAACATCATCAATATCAGGCGGAAAGCCAAAAGCACGCTCGAACTCAGTCGATTCTTTTGAACTCATTCCGCCATACATTGCCTCGGCGACCGTTAGGAGTTTTTTTCGCGGTTACCTAACAGTTCGTTGTAATACGTTGATGAAATAGCACGAGAGGCTGAAGGGTAGTTATCTAACAATATGTTTAAATTTTCTTTGTTATATGGCTCTTCGATCGCCCAGTCAGCAATAATCTGCTCAAAGAACTCAGAAATCGGTTTTTCTCGCATTCCATCAAGCTCACTTACTGAGTGATGTTTAAATGTGAATGTAACTACTTCTGGCTTTTCTTTGCCGGCAACAGGAATTTTAACGTTAGCTTTGAAGGTTGGATTTGGGACGAGTGTAAATTTAGGCATTATCAGTCCTTAAAAAGCCCCTGTTTCGGGGCTGTTGTGAGTATTTATTGATTAAGATGCGTTGGTATAAATCTGCATTTCAGATTTAAGTGAGAATCGCGCTGTTACGTTTTCAACTTCGTTGATAGCAGTGTTTGGCACACGCTGGAATGAAATTGAAGCTGTGTAATAGCGATCTTCTTCTGCGCGTTTATTGAAGAATCGGATTGCAGTAACTTGCTTACTGTCGTCCAATTTTGTTAGCAATTTACGGATAGGCAGCTTAGCATCGTGAGCAAAGGTATAAACCTGTACAACACCATTTTTATAGGTATCGATAGTTTCTGCCTGCTCATCTTCAAGAAATTGAACCTCTTGAGTTTGCTGTTCCCCACCTTCTGTAGAAAGTGTCATTACCTGTGGCATGACTTCCCATGACAATACTTTCTTTAATGTTCCTGTACCGCCACCAGCAGGAAACACATTTTTATCACTTGTATCGACACCTTCTAAGGTGATTTTAGATTCAGCGACACTTGCAACACGGAAAGCACCCGAAGCTTTTTTCCAGCCAGATGTAACATGAACAATATCGCCTTTAGCAATGTCACCCACATCATCAACTGTTAGTACGGCTTCTTCGGCATTAGTTGCCTCGGTAATTTTAATTTCGTCATCGTATTTACTTGCGACGTAAACACGCGACCCATTAGGAATGTTATAGGCCATTGTTAACCTCTATTTTAGGTATAAAAAAACCGCAATTAAGCGGTGTTATCGGATTGCATTACATCGATAGGATGCACGAATAGGAATGGTATAATTTGTTTCATCTGAAATTGGAGGGAACTGGCTAGGCTCTCCGTTAATGTAGATACCCTCCCCTAATGTTAATCCATTTTCTAATCTGTTTTTAACGTCATCAGCAATAGTTGATATCTTAGCGTCCCCACCCCCTACTTTCCCAACTACGTTAATTTGGATAACACCACGATAAACAGGCATATCCAGAGATAACCCGATGTTATCCGTTTCTGCTGGCATGACATGGAGTTGAAGATAGGGATCGTTAATATCATTAAAAGGAAGATTGGGCCATGCGATTTTAAGATTTAAATCCTTGCCAATGCTCGCCACCAGCTTTCGTATTTCAGTATTAATTGTCGACTGATTCATGATTTAGTTTCCGATACGGCAGAGTTGAAAAACTGACTAAATTCCTCAGCAGTCACAGCAACCATACCGTTAGGTGCTTGTTTCGAATGCCCCATTTCAAGGCGGTAAGCATAAGGCACATTGTTTGTGAAATAGATAGCTTTCATTCCTACCTTAAATTGTTCAATAACAACGTTGCCTAACGCCTTTGTCATATTGCCTGACTTATCTATGCGCCCCGTCTCGCCTTCCGCTGGGGCATCAAATGACACCTGCCAATTACCTCTAAACCGCCCCCCTGTATAACCAGGAGGAACATAAATATCCATAGAGTCATTAACACGAACACGCTTTTTTAATTGACGTCGCTTTGGTGTTAAATTATTAGGATCTTGTTTTAGATATTCATTATGTTCAAAAACTGCTTTATTGTAGTTTGAGGCAACCCTATTAACTTCCCATAATTCAGGATTTCCAACAGGTGACATATCAACAAGCTTCGCTAATATTTTAAACCCTGTATTTTTGACAACCGTTTCAATATTTGCGTTAGATTTGTCGATAAAGATATTAATCGACTTCATGAACTGATCTGACATGTCACGCCCTCAGTTGAGACTGATAGCAGATAATAATATCAGCGGGTTTAACAGGGTTCGGTTCATGAACGCGCAACCAAACGCCATCGACAAGCACCTTATCCCCTTTCTGAATATCAATATCTGGAGGAAGTATCATTTTAATATCCGTAGAGAGAATAAGCGTGCCATCGATTTCGTAAGGTTTATATTGCGTTTTTACCCCGACAACAGAAAATAACGTTTCTGGCTCAAAGTGTTCCTGCCCCTCATCATCAACCCAATGCTTACCATCACGCTTAGCCTGATAGGAAACGCCATATTTTTTCAACATCCTTAATGCTGTACTCTGCCCACGTTGATAAATGTTCATGGCTACCTCATTGCAAATGTATTAATGGCAAATCCATCCGAGACATCAATCAAGCCAGACAATAAACCTTTTAACCAAGGAAAGTTTGGTGCGCCAGTATTAGTGCCTTCGGCATATTGCACAGTAATAGCGCCCTCAATTCGCTCTGAGGTGATTTCAGCGCCTAACGTGGGCTGTAGGTCATTTTCTACTGATTCAATCGCTAAACGGCATTGAGCTTGGATTAATTGCTTTGGTATCTGATCGCTTGGGATGGCAACACCGTCGCGAGATAGCCCTGAGCGAGGGAAAGATAAAGGTTGATTTGGGTTAGTTCGTTTACCTAACCATTTTTGCGATTCAAGATAATCCATCGCCGTAATTAGTAATGCCTCTAATCCACTATCTGCCAAAGTGATATTTCTATCCTCAGCGTATTTCTTCAAATCATCCACACTTGCGTAGCTATTAAATATTGGAGAGTTCTTATCAGGATCAATCATGCTCACCTCAAAAAAAAGAGGGGCACAAAGCCCCTTAAATTACTCGTCTGGAGAAGTTTTTTCTGTGAATGTAATTGCATCAGTATTTTGTGCAACACCATCAACAGTGGCTGTGACAATAAATTCACCCTGTGAATCAGAAGTTAATTTCACTGTCGCACCACCAGCTTTGCCCGTCTTAGATGAAGTAACGCTTAATTTACCACCTGTTGTAGACCAATTAACGGTAGCTCCTTCGACTGGAGAGCTGCCCTTGGTGTAATTAAGAGTGATCGTTACTGTATCTGTACTGTCAGCGATAGCGGACGTTTTATCCGCTGACAGGGTTACTTTCCCTCTTCGGCAGTCAGTTTAATCATGACGCCAGCGGTTAATTTGTTGCTAGTGAAATGCTTCTTCCAGTTACCTGCGGTGCCTAACTGTGTTAAATCAGGGTTTTTTCCTTTTGATTCATCCCAGCTATAGCCCAGAACGCCAACGTTAACCACGCCTTCACCACGATAACCAACTTCCAAGTTCTCCTTGTCATTGATTTCATAAGATCGGAAAGTCGGCTCTTGGGATTCAGTGATAGTCACAGCACCCGGCACTAAACCAAAGATGGCATCTACTGGCGCTGTATCCGTTACCAGCACAGGCTTACCTAATGTGCCTGGCTGTCCACCGTAGATAACCACACCCGCTTCTTCATATACTTTGTTGTCAATGGCCTGATCAACAATATCGAAGTAGGTGGTTGAGTGCATAACAAACAGATTTACGCGGTTGAACTTATCACCATATCTGCGTAAACCTTTGGTCAGTGTTTTCTTGCCATCTGTCGCAATATCCGCAGTCACCACCATTTCTTTGTTATTGCCAATAGCGGCACCTAAAGCAGCTAAAGAGTATTTGATATAACCCTCTAGTGAAGCATCTGCCGCATCGGTACCCACTAACTCAGAGAACTCCGATACATCACGGCCACGGCGTTTAAATGCTTCTTCTGTCGTTGCATAAGGACCATATTTCCAAGGTGCTTTTACATCAACAGATTCGCCCGCGCCGATTTTTTTGTTCTCTACAGATGCTGTGGAGTTTACATCACGATGCTCAATCGAACCGCCGATCTGATAAAATGCACGCTTACGGAAGTCCCCCTCAATAAAAAGGTTATCCAGCACAATTGCGCCGTTTGATGCCTGATTAAATACTGCTAAATTATCTTGACGGCGTTCTAAAAACGCAGTTTGTGCTAAATCGTTATAAATTACTAAATCATTATTAGTCGTCGTAGCCATTACTTATATTTCCTTACTCTTTTGGAAGTTTTAAATATGCGTCACGCCCGTATCGGCGAATATAATCAGCCTTGTCACTGGCGGACATTTGAGAACGTTTAAAATGTGCACCACCTTGTTTATGTTTCCCTGCATCTGTACCAGAGGCTGCGGGGAATAAGTGAGGAGCACTTTCTTTTAGGGATTCAATCCATTCAATAGGTGATAATGGCGTGCGACCATCTTTGCCCATGATTGGATTGCCATCTTCATCAACGGCTACGGCCTGACCTTCATCGTTGATCTGAAAAATGCCTTTGGCACGTAAAATTAAATCTTCTTGAGCACTGCTTAATGCACCCGCTTTCCCTGCTGCAGAACGAATTTCATCGCCTAACACACGAGCACGGAATTTATTTGCAAACGCCTCTGCCTTTTCAGCTTTAGAGCTTGCTTCTTTTAACTTCTTGTCGAAATCACCACGCAAACGCTCAGTGCGCTTATTGAGAACCTCGTCAATCTTGCCATCTGCAATGAGCTTGGCTTCTTCGTCATTCTCAAAGCGTTTAAGCATGCCCTTCACAGTGTCTGGGTCAATGCCTTCAAAACGTTTCAGGTTATCGCCTTGCTCTTTGAGCTTGCCTAGCAACTCACTGTTTTTAGCCTTTAGCCCTGAAACCTGCTGGTCGATAATAGCTTGAATTTCTGGAGTGATTTCCGGTGTTCCACCACCTCCACCTTGCGAACCATCATCAGCCTGTGAATAATATTTGCGTTCGATATTCATAAATAACATGTGATTCCCCTTGGGATTAGATGCGCCTAGCGCGTTGTAATAACTCAGCCCTGAGCTGAGTTTAGGTAATAAAAAAGGCCACCGAGGTGACCTTGTTAAATGGTTTATTGATTAGCTATATCCAGCCACTCTAAATGCCTGCTTGTCTATCTCCCTGAGTTGTTCGAGAGAAATAAACTCACCTTTGTCAGTATAAAACTCAGAAGGATTCATGCCGCCTTCTTTCATCAACCTAAATCGCGTCTCCCCAAACACCTGTCGCTGTCGCCACTCAGGTTGTCGCTGTATCCAATCAAGAAAATTAGTATCCGCTGGCACTTGCCCGTCCATTGATGCTCTCGTTCCTGCATCCATCTCATCTAAATCAATGCCTAATTCACGCCATGATTTAGTAATCAATGTTTCTGTTGAACGGCAATTGAAGTGGATTTTTCCGGGGCCTTGTAGATAAGGAACTTTATGACCAATAGGCTTACCTTCCAGCGTGTATCTCAACCTATCCCGAATAATGCAATCGTGAGATGTTTTATTATCGAGGGTAGATAACCATTGTTTACAATCAAGAATGTCTTTATTGGCATCAGCAAACTGATCTCGCGCTGTTGCTTGTAAATGGCTAATGGCCGTTTTAGCTATTGTCGTCGCATTAGCTCGGCTTAGTTGCAATACGCCATCCTTATAACCTTGGTTTGCATGTCCTCTGATTTTACGTCCGATTTCTACCGCACTATCACCATTTAAATAACCATTCCGAACAGCGTTATTTATGCGTGTCATGCGATCTGATTCTAATCCATCAGCCCATTCAGAAAGTAATTTCCCTTGAAATGGGCGAGACATGACTGAGGAAAATAGCATTTCCTCTGTAATGCTCATTAGTGGATATTTGCGTAGAACAACATCAGGTAGTAGAGCATCAAACAGTGATGGGTAGTAGCCAGCCTCATATAATGCATGCGCTCTCATTTCTTCTGTTAACAATGAAAAAGCACTATCAACTGCACGCTTATTAATACTTCTAACGCTGGACAGCAACGACTCCAATCGCCTTGCAGTGAAACTATTAACATCGATGGAGGTATCATCTAAAGACACTATAAGTGAAGCAGTTAATTCAGCATCAAACTCATTAAGTGCCTTTATCATGCGTCTAGCCACCCCTGTAGAATAGCGACCAGAAAACAGGGAGTGAGCAATCAATTCATCCATTAACCGCTCATTCACTGATCTCATGTCTCACCTACCATTGTCGGCTCTTGATTATTAAGCTCATCCACCACCACATCAACATCATCAGCGGGGTCGATAACATCATATTTCTGCAAACTTCTCACTAAGTCAGATTTACGCGTTGCGCCAGATTGCCATGCTGCGACGATTTCACGGATCATCGAACTATCGGCAATGTGATTAACGAGGTCTTTGTTAATCTCAAACGAAATGCCTGCAGTATCTAAACCTAAGTATTCAGCACACCATATTAGCGATTTACTGCATGCATCGGAAACATTAGAGCAACAGATGCTCAGGATAGAGGTTTGTGCGTTCTGTTCACCGACAGACTGAATAACCGTTTTAACTTTGATATCAGCAGAAACCAATTGAGCACCGAGCGCAACCATATAATCGCGTTTACTGTCCATTGCTTCTTTTGCCAGCATGTTAGGTTGAGCCTGAGCGTAACCAAAGAAACCTTTTTCTGGCAACATAATTGGCGAGCGAGAACCAACCATAACGCCTTTCTTTTCTAGATAGTCACGCCATTCTGTTCCTAGCCCACCTAGATAAGGTTGTATTTGCCCACAGAAGAAAACAGAATCTTCATAATCAGCAGAGTTTCGATAATGCCCTAGGTTGATTTTTGCCAATCCTAGAAGTGGGGCTTCATCAATAGTGTGATCATTATTCTGTGCACCAATAAATGTAAATGGAATTTCATTCCACACACCGTTACCAGCACGCGCAGGTATATACTCAGAAGAAATTTCAAAAACGCTACTTCCACTGGGCTTGCGATAGACACGACAGACAAACTTACCTTCTTCTATCGACAATACACGGTATTGAACCTCATCCTTAAAACCAAACCCGTCCTCTTCTTCCACCGTTTCACGCAATACCACCAGCGTTAACATCGTGCGCCCATTAATACGAGCTGTACGCCAGTTAATGATGTCTTCAGCACGATATTGGAATATGTACGGGAGTTTCGAATCACTGTTGTAATCAACATACAGACCATGCCGACCGACTTCCAATACTGACTCAAGTGAAGACTGAGCCAATTGATAGATACTTGAACCCGCCCCGTCAGCATCGTCTTTTAAACACGACAGCTTTTCGACGACAGCAACTAAGGGATCTTTTTTAAATGCCATCCCTATCATGCCGTTGCGAGTATTGCCCGTTATTGGATAGAACACCGCACGGTCTTGATAATCTTTATTGCGCTTCTTTTTACGCTCACTATCTTGCTCTTCAAGCTCAGGAAGATAGCTTTTTATATCTTCACCACCTCGACAAACAGAGCGCACTAACTCCCACTGAGGAGCAGCCGTTTTATACTCCGGTCGAGTGAAATCTACATTTGTTGTACTCATCAGAAGGTTGTTCCTAGGTTAATTTCGAATGCTGGGCGCTTGGTATTTCTTCTGCTCACCGCAAAATATCTAAATCCATCAGCATCATGTGACGTGTAATCGTGAAGCGGTTTATCTTTCCAACAGCCCCGCTTGTCATCCCACTCTTTGCGATAAGCTTCTAGATGAGCAATGCCTTCACTACATTTGTGTTCATCGAACACGCAAAGTGGCAGAATTTCACGTACTGCCTCGATACCTTCATCGACTGAAAGCTTTGGCACCACTTCAAATCGGATTGAGTAAATTTGTCCGTCTATTTCGTACCCTTCACGCGCTAATTCACGTCGTGATTTCGCATCAGAACCAAACTCACGGTTATCGATATCATGAGGGCCATTGTGACTTGCATATGTGTAGCCTTTGTCTTTTAACACTTTCATGTAGTGCCGTAGACCTTCACCACTGTTTGAGTAGTGATCAATGACATGGAACTCTTCGCCCACTTCACGGATAAACCAAATTGATGTTGAATCACCGACGCCAATATCCCAGTACGTGTGAACCGGTAAGTGTGAGTTATCAGGAAGTGTGCCAATGCGTTTATTTTCGTACAGGTAGCGGAATTGCTTAGCGTAGTAAGCGCCTTCAACCGATTGTTGGAATGCCTCAGACGGTATTGACGGGTATTCCCGTTTCATATCGTCGCCAAGCGTTTTCTCTTTGGCGTAATACCATGCTTTCTGGCGCTCGTTTAATTGAACACCATGTTTGCTGGCTATCTCATCAAAGTAATCAACTAACCGCTGGGGTAATGGCTCAACAGGGTTAATGGCATACTCTGGATTCTTCCACCATGAGAAGAAAAAGAACTTCCAGTCTAGGTTAGAGAGAGTCTTATTCTGAATTTGCGCTTTCTCAGCAGACTGGCAATAATCGAAGAAATAACCTGCTCGACCCTCCGCTGTGCTTTCAATCGTCGTAAAACAATCGCTTGATACCGCCTCAAATGCGCCAGTGACAATCTCACGGGCTTTCTCTGGATACTTAGCACATATCTTACCGAACTCAGAAACGTGCAAATAACGGAGTGTACCGCCACGAAATGACGTGCTGATATAAAGCGAGCCGCCTTTGCTAAACACCAACTCACCAACCGCATCATTACTCGCTGGGTTAGCCGCTTTGATTTCATCGGGTAGCTTGTCATAGGCATACTTTATCTTTTCCCTAAATAGCCGCTTAGAATCGTTAAGTGTGTGGGCTATCAATGCACATTTAGCCGCCTCAAATAACGCTGCGTCTAGCTGGATAATGCAGACCTCAGTAGTGAAGCCAAGCTGACGGGCTTTAAGGATAATGTTTCGCGTGTGCATCCCTTCAAAATATTCGAGTTGCTCAGGCGTCATTTTAAATCGAACTGGCTTGCCTTCTTTATTGGTTATCCAGTAGAGGTGATTTAATCGCCAGAGCTTATCTCTCAATAATGCAAGATGTTCTGGCTTCATGATTATTCCTTAGATAAGTCGTCCATTAGTTCTGATAGCTGACTAGCTGTCTTATTCGGCTGAACATCATCAAGGCCGTATGCTTGACGCTCAAGGCCAACTAAATTTTTAAATGTTTCGCTTAATGATTTGGCTGACTTAACGCGCTCAGGCAGGGAGATGATTGAGTGATAAATTTCATTGAGTTTGTCGCGTCCGTTATCATCAGGACTAAACATTAACTCGCCAAGTTTTCTTAAGGCTGGCACATCAGCACATTCAGCAGATAGTTCATCAAATAAGTTGTTGGTTAACTCTCTAGCCCTTCGAATATCGCCTCTATGCTCCATGCGGACATTAGCGATAACCTCGGCATTAGCCTCAATAAGTTGCCGTTCTGAAATAGCCTTTTCGGTGGCAACCAGACTGGCAACCTCCCTTTTGGCAACCAAGTTTTCAGCCCTAGCTTTAACCTTTGCCTTTAGATCTCGCTCCCATCCTTCTTTCTTGGCGCGCTTACTTATCGCCTGATGGGTTATCTCGTATTGAGAGGCTATTTCCCTTATGGACATCACGCCAGCTCGGTAAGCCGACTCGATGGCCTCCCAATCTGGTCTTTTAGCCATACATCACCTTTCATAAATTAAATTAATGCTATAGTGGATTTTCGTTCATGAATAGGAGCAATAAATGAAATACTCTCAAGCTGAAAAGCTTCAATTAATGATGCTTTGTGAAATTTACCGGGTCATGGGAATAGAAAATAGTTTTAACCCCGACCTTGTTGAAGAGGCTATTTCTACTGATAACTACTGGGCGTTGTCGTGGGAATACCCGTCTCTAGAAACTGAAGATGAAACCCCATCTAAAGTTAAATTGTTCGTTGATACTGTTGATATGTATGACATGCTCTCATATACATATGAAAGACTTAGTGATGAGGATAAAAAAGATGTCAGCGAGGCAGTACCTCATTTCTCTCCTGAATACTCTCTAACTTTCCCAGGGTTTGATGGGAATAATGAGTCTGAATACATGCAAATAGGTAGATTGTTAAAAACTATGGGTCGCTTTTCAGGTACAGAACTAACCAAAAATTCCCACGCCCCCTCAGTAGAAACATATAGAAGAATGTTAGATATATTTTTACCTATACGTCATAAGTTTGTATTTAATGAAGGAATCCGCAAGCAAGAGTTAATCGATATACTTTTAGAACGAATTCACCCAAGCAACAGATAGCTATCTGCCCACTCTATGTTGCATGCATCCCCATTAAAAAGCCAGCTCACTCGAACTGGCTTTGTGATTGGTTATTCTGCTACTTCAGCCACTTGCACGTATTTAATATCACTAATCTCATCAGGTGATATGTATACCCATGAACCATCGAGTGATGCGATACCGATTAGCCGTTAGTCATTCAAGGCTCTTTAGTTGCCATCATGCCTTCGTAGGTTGCGCCGTCTTTTTTTGTTGCGATTACTGTGTATTTCTTCATATTTCGCCCAATAAAAAACCCGCACTAGACGAGTCATTGTGAATTCTTGTTTTGATGATTAATTCTCAGGAAAGCGATACTCGAAGTGCGGAGGCTCTCCGCTTCTCACTGTTACGTGCAGTTCATAGATAAATTTATCTGGCGCTATATTAAAGGACTCAATAATTCCGTCGACATGAACATCATTACATACCGCTGGCAACTCAGCCATGTACGTTGATGAAGGCATTCCTTCATCATTTAGTTTTACTTGAGCCCACGCACCTTCGCATGGACCATTGGTCAGTTGAACATCCATAGTAACCTCGTCTAGTTATTCGTCGTTGAAATACTGGCAGGTGGTGACGATACCACTTTTCGAGAGCGACTCTAGTCAGTAGTTATACTTTCACATAACAAAGGCCGCGAAGTGGCATTCCATTACTGATTACTTAGCCTTTTCTTCAACGCTTTAGCGTTTTCCAAAGATGCCTTAGCACTACATAATTCACTCATCGCATTTTTAATTATTCTACTTTCTTTGTTCGGGTTATTTCCCCTACAATCCCAATTGGGATCAGTGACCTTTTCAACTTGTTGCTGTGCGAGCTGTAGTCGCTTCTCCGCTGCTTCAACATCGCTTGCAGAAAGCAACCATTTATCATAATAATTCTTGGCTTCTTCCGTATTTTTTAAAAACTCTACAACATCATTTTTTTTAACCGTCACGGAAGGCAAATAATATGGGCACCACTCCTTAGCATCTTTAGGCTTGAAATACCACTCTCGAACCCATCTACCACCAAAACTGTTTAGGTTATGAGTAAAAATAAAGCCATTCAAACTGTGCTCTCTTTGTAAAGCCATACCGTCCCCCATTATCTAAAAAAATAATTATAAACTATTTCCAAGACTCTGATGAGTGGATCTATATACATTGCATTTAGTTATTCGCAACCATCATCACGTATCACTACGTTACTTTGGTCACTTCTAGTCTGTTCCTAGCAGTCAAGATATGATCACTCTCCTTAATGGATAAACGACTTATCTAATTGCTGATATATATATTTACTTAAGCTATACTAAGTAATTATCACTATACTTTGATTAATATCCTGTTAGTTTGCCCATGCACCCATGCTGGGCTTTTTTTTATTCCATGCATTCTTGTTTGATATAATCCTGCAACCCTTTAATCATCTGTTCTGACTCTGCAATTCGCTCTCTGAGTAACCAATAATTTCGGATAGCGGTGTCAGTAGGTCGGGCGGTGGTTGCATAAGCCAAGCTGGTGGAGGGAGTGGTTTTGACTTTGGGGCACTCGGCTTTGATGTACACCCGCTCTGGATGACGCTCACTAATATCACGCAAGTGACTAATTTCATTCTGAGCATTCGCTAGCTCCTGCGTATATTGAATATCCAACTGATTTAATCGCATTATGCGTGCTTGATAGTCAGTATTAATAGACTTCTGTTCTTCGAGAGCCACGGCCAGTTTTTTGTTGATATCTGTCAGTGAATTAATCCTATTAGCTTGCCAGTTAATCACCCAATAACTACCCACGATAATGCCTACCATCGCAATGACGGCATAGAGTTTTCCGTATTTCATGATTAGTACCGA